CAGGTATGTTATTTCTAGTAAGAGCCGCACAGGCTTTACGATAACGACTTACACTGGCGCATCTGTCAGCACCAATTCTGCAACGATAGACTATGTAGCCAAGGGCTACGGCAAGGAGTTAGCATGAGCCAAAACGACTTCAACATCGCCAATCAGGGCTTCCCGTCATTCCGCTCTGATTTGAATAGTGCCTTGCAGGCGCTCGCATCAAATTCGGCTGGAACTTCAGCCCCATCGACCACATATGCATATATGTGGTGGTATGATAGCACCAACGACATTCTGAAATTTCGGAACGCCGACAACGATGCGTGGATTGACTTTGCTACGTTCGACCAGGCTGCTGATGCTTGGTCGTTTGCTGCACTTATCGTCGATGGCGACCTGACCGTAGACACCAACACCCTCTATGTGGACAGCACGAACAATCGGGTTGGTGTTGGGACGGCATCCCCGTCAACGACACTCCATGTCACTCAGGTCGGTGATACGGTCTTGACCGTCAAGGCGCAATCTTCCGGCGCGGGCAATGATGACGATGCGTTCATCAATCTCGACACGACCGAGACTGGTGAGGCCGCAGTCCAGTTCTATCAGGATGGCATTTTAAAAGCCTTCATAGACTGGTATTCTGAGGGTGGCCCTGACCTCAATATAGGCACGGTTGCTGGGTCTGGAGCCAACATAGACCTCCAGACAGAAGGCGCTGTAGCCATGCGCATCGACTCGTCTGGCGATGTATGGATCAATGGCAATAACTCTACGACCGACACCCGTGTATTGAGGGTGCAGAGCGAGGGATATGCTGTTGTAAAAATCAACGGCGACTTGTCTAACTCAGCGGGAGAGCCGGGGGGTTCTGCGTTGCAGCTTGCCTTAGATGGCACAGGCATCAAAGGTGTTGTTTCCTATATAAACTCTGCGGACGATAGTGGCTATGGCACGACATATACAGGCACCCTTGTTAACTCCATGCTGGTCGGAACAACTGGAAGTCAGGCGCTATTTTTTGGCATCAATTCTGCTGCCGTATTGCGGGTGGGAGCAACTTATTTGCAGCCCGTTACGGACAATGTTTTTGATCTTGGACAGCCTGCGAACCGTTACGATGACGTTTACGCCACCAACGGCACAATCCAAACGTCTGACGCCAGCGAGAAGCAGGACATTGCCGAGCTAGACGAAGCCGAGAAGCGGGTCGCAGTTGCCGCCAAGGGCTTGATCCGCAAGTATCGCTGGAAGGACGCGGTGGCCGAGAAGGGCGATGCTGCTCGTATCCATGTCGGTATCATTGCCCAAGACCTGCAAGCCGCCTTTGCTGCGGAGGGCTTGGACGCTGGCCGCTATGCTATGTTCATCAGCAGCACTTGGTGGGAACACGAAGGGCAGACATACGAAACAGCGGAAGAAGCGCCAGAGGGTGCCACTGAACGCACCAGACTTGGTGTGCGGTATCCTGAGCTTCTCGCTTTTATTATTGGCGCACTCTAAGCCGGAGTAGCCTGCATGGATCAGAAGGCCGTCATCTCAGTCCTGTTCGCAGCGATCATGGGTTTGATTGGCTGGAACATCAAGACGACCAACGAACTCCAACTGCAAGTGCAGCGGTTGGAGATCATCCTTCTAAACGATGCTTTTACCAAGTGAGGGCGGCATGGAACTGATCAAGACATTCTGGCCCATCGCGCTTGGCTTTATCGGCGCTATCGTGTGGCTCATCCGGCTGGAAGCTCGCTCAATCGAAAACGAGAAAGAGATTAAGCGGCTCTGGTTGCAGCGGAAGGAAGACTTGGAAATGTCTCGGCAGGCCCGTGAAGACACAAACAAAATGCTCGGTGAAATCCGCGACGACATCAAGGCGCTTATAGCGAAGGTGGGCAAATGATAAACGCGGCTGGAATAGCACTCATCAAGAATTTCGAGGGCTGCAAGCTCAAGGCTTACCCTGACAGCGCGGGCGTCTGGACGATTGGTTGGGGGACAACTGGCCGCGCTGGTCTTGGCATTGAGCCTGCCGAGGGCATGACCATCACGCAGGAAGAAGCCGACTATTGGCTTGAAAAGGGCATCAACAAATTTGCCGCCGAGATTGCGCCGCTCATCACAGCGCCGATCAACGCCAACGAGATGGCGGCGTTTACCTCGCTGGCCTATAACATTGGCACGACCAATTTCAGCAAGTCGTCGGCTCTGCGCCACTTCAACGCTGGCGACAAGATGGCCGCAGCCGAAGCAATCCAACTCTGGAACAAGGCTGGCGGCAAGGTGCTGAATGGGTTGGTTCGCCGCCGCTCCGCCGAGATGGCCCTGTTCCTGACTCCAGTCCCGCCGGAACCAGCGCCGCAGCGAGCGAACATCTCGCAGAGCAAGACCGTGCAGGCCAGTGCCGTGCAGATTGTCAGCGCCGGAACCGCTGGTATCGGTGCTTTTGCAGCGCTCGACGGAACCGCGCAGATCGTGGCGATGGTCATCGCTGGCGTAATAGGACTG